GCCTTAGTCATCGTCTCATTCCTTCCAGTTGGTTGAAGTAGGTCTTGCCTACATCTAGGCCATGCCCACAACATTCCGACATTAAACCAGTATAAGCCCGGCCCCTACTCGCCCAACGGCCCCCCCTACCCCCCCGGCCCACATAGATAACCGCATAATGACTAGGTGCCGAAACCACTGTAACACTTTGCGTTACTTACAAAGTACTTGAACGCGTTACCCCCTTGCCCATCGCGTCCAAATCGCCTAACCATTCCGCTCATGCCAGCCACATCCCCCGCCGCGAAATCCCAGGAGCTCAAGCCGCTCCCCACCCGCATCACCAAGCAGCAGTACGCCCAGCTGGTGAAGCTCCGCGAGACCACGGGAATGAGCATCCAGGAGCATGTCAGGCGGGCACTGGACTACTACCTGTTCAAGCCGGTGGTGGCTGTCGACCCACCCACCACCCCGCCGAGGGGGTTTGCCTCGACACCGCCAAAAACAGCGCCCAGAGTGGTCCGCAGATGACCCGGAAACCGAGCAAGAGTCCTGCCGGCAAAAGCCCCACTACCACGACCCCCATGCCGGTGGAGCAGGAGCCTGCATCCATGCCCCTCGCAGAGCAGCAGGCTCCTGTCCCGGAGCCATATGACCCGACCATCGGCGAGCTGATGCGGCTTCCCCCGGTCGAGCAGCTTGCCGCGCAGCCCGATCAGGACCCCAACGCCAACCTGCAGCGCCTGATCAGCGACGATCCGTTCGCACTGCCGCCCGGCTTCAAGCCGATGGCCAGCGCCGGCCCCGACGCCCAGTCCTACGCGTTCACGGCGGAGGACTTCGTGCCGCCGCCAGACGCCAACCTAGCCCAGTCGCAGGAAGACAACGACATTTCGGCCATCATGCCGCGTCCCGAGCCGGAGTTCATCCCGCCCGACGATCCCACGCGGACCCGCTGGACCAGCCGGATCTCGATCCTCGAGGCATACCAGTACAACGGCTCGTTCAAGGACGCGCCGCACTGGGTCAACCGCACCTGGCTTGCCTACGGCGATGCCGACATTCTCAGGGGAATTCCTGCCGGCCCGTGCCTGCGCGTCCCGCTCCCCAGTGCCGTCAACACCGGGGAGGAGGGGGCCGTGCTGTGCCGGGTCGGCGACTTCATCTGCCGCCAGCAGATGGACTTCGAGGACGGCCGCGCGCCGCATATCCGCACGGAGGTGTGGGCCAAGGACCAGTTTTTGAAGAACTTCATGCCCGCGCCACGTGACGCGCCCCGCTCGGCGCTCCCCGACATGGGCAGTCACGGCCGGATGGGCAGCGCGGAGCGGCAGCGGCGGAAAGCATGACCGACGCTGGCGGCATGCGCGGCACCATCCCGCCGATGGTGCACAAAAATATCAACGACGGGACCGCACGGGGAGGCAAAATCTTGACCAAGGGTGAGTACAGGGTCGGCATCGACTTCAACCCATCGGGCAATGCCGGCGTCAACCACATCAAGCAGGCTGCGGCTGCGCTGATCGACCTGATCGAGGAGATCCCCGATCAGGGCGAGGGCGAGATCAAACGTCTCAAGGCCGAGGCGCAGACCGCCGCCGAGAACATGGCGATGTGGGCGGTCAAGGCGGTGACCAAGAAGCCGCAGGAATGACCAGGCTAGGTCCAGCCGCCCGCCGAGACGCGCATGCGCTCCTGGCGTGGGGCGCGCGGCCGGATGCGCTTGGCGATTACGTTGACCAGCCCGCTGTTCACCGCCAGGCACACGTACTGGAGGTCGTCTGCGAGGTCAGACCACGGGTGGTCCTTCTCAGGAGCGGGCTTGGTGAGCCCGCCCTTCGTTTTTCCGAAGCGGTATGAGCCGTTCATCGCCCGGACCAGCATCGGGCAGCGGTCCTCGTCGATCGCCAGCGCCGGCCCGCCGTCCCTTTGCTGGAGAAGAAGCTGCTCGACGGCATTTATTCGCGGGTCGAGGTTGTTGGTCACTGCCGGGAATGCCGGGATGCCCAGCCTGCGCAGCACGTCAAAGGAATTTTCTTCGAGAAAGTTTCCTTTGGAGATGCCGGAGGGGTCTCCGACGCAGGCCATCATGCAGCCGATATAGCGATCGGAGTAGAGGATCGGCTTGAGCGTGCGGTTGACGTGCGTCTCCAGCCCTACATCCTCGGCGATCACCTCCTCCAGCACGGCGATGCCGCCGCTGCCGGTCGGCTGGCAGATCAGCGAGCACGGGTGGCGCCCGAAGTCCTGGCCGATGAGCAGCAGTCGCCCCTGGTCGACGACGCCGCCGCGTTTCACGTGAAACGAGCGCTTGAACGAGCCCCTGAAGACCGCGGTGCCGCTGGGATCCTCGCCGTACTTGGCGTGGACGTAGCGCTGGATCCAGTTCTCGTTCTTGCCGCGCGCCAGCCGTTCGTAATAGACCCGCCCCTGGGCCCGGCGTCGAGGGTCCTCAGGTGGCAGCTTGAGTGTCTCCGGCGTTTGCAGGAGCCATTCCAAGTTTTCGGCGTCGGGCTCCAGGCCGCCCGGCTGGGTGAACACGTCCCAGTCCTGCGGCTTGTCGTCCTCGAACAGCTTCCACCAGTCGGAGCCCTCGATCGGCGCGTTGGTGTCGCCGATCACGCCGAACCACGTCGCGCCGCCCTCCAGCGCGCCTGGGAAGCGGCCGCAGCGGCCTGAGATCGCGTCGACCAGGTCGACGCTCATCTCGATGGCTTCCGACAGCCACGCGCCGGTCAGCTGCATCGACAGCAGACGCTTCTGGTCGTCCTCGTCCTCCAGCGGGATCAGGTACCATTCCGACCTGACGTCGCCGAACTCGATGATCACGAGTTGCTCCGAAACCTTGTAGGTGCAGATCGGGCGCAGCCAGCTCAGGATGTCGAGCAGTACCGTCATCCTGAGCTGTAGCAGCGTCTGGCGGACGATCGCCCAACGCGTGCGTCTGATGCCGTCGGGCCCCTTGGCCTGTTCGAGGGAACGCCGCAGCATTTCCATGATCATGCCGGTGGTCTTGCCGGAGCCGACCGGGCCGATCACGAAGCGCACGAACGCCGTCGAGCACATCATCCGCGACAGCGTCGGCGGCGCGGAGTAGTTGATGCTCATTCGAGCTCGATGCCTTCCGCTTCCAGCGCCTCGCGCAGGACCGCCATACGGTCACCCTCGACCGGCAGCCGCATGCTGAAGTACTTCGACCCGCCCTTGACCTTGACCTGGCCTCGCCACCAGCCGAACTTCTCGTTCTGCTCGGTGATCCAGATCTCGTCCTGCCGCTCGATCCTCACTGGTCGTCCTCGTAGTCGTACTCGTCCTCGGCGATAACCGGGGTGATATCGACGATACGAGGAGCGACTGTCGCGATAATCGGCTGCTGCGCGCCGATATTGATGTTGATCGAGAATGGCGCGCCGCCGGCGCCAAGCGCTTGTTTTCCGCCATCAAGCTCGCCGACTCGGGCCAGGAACTTCATCGCCTCGACGCGCTGGGTGAGCGGGATGCCGCGGTCCCCGATGTCGGCGATCAGCGTCTCGATGTGGCTTTCGACACCGGTGGCGGCCTTGACGCGGCTGCGCTCCGGCGTCGACGCGGCGCTGTGCCACTCACGCATCATCTGGTCGAGCATTGCCTTGAAGCGCGGATTGGCACACAACTCGTCCCAATCGTCGCCGCTCAGCTGGTGGACCTTGAGGATGTCGTCCAGCGGGAAGATGTCCATCGCCACCTCCCGCGCCAGGGTGGCGAAGTCGATGGCAAACACTTCGGCAGCAGGGACAGTTGTCACAGATGGTGAACCAGCGTATCTCTTCGCAACCCCGGGGGTAACACGGCCTTGCCGGTACTTTCAATCGTCAGCCCGCAACAACTGACCGCACAAGAGGCTGAGGCCGACAGGCAGCGCGTCGCATCGGAAGACGCCGCGGCGGCCAGCGCCACCATAAATTCCTCCCTCGTAGCCTTCATCGACAACCAGTTCGGCATCATGGCGCGGCACCGCGACGGGTCGCAGGGCTGGTCGGACCGCCTGACCACCGCCATGCGCGTGTTCAACGGCCAGTACGACGTTTCCAAGCTCATGGAGATCCGGCGCTTCGGCGGCTCGGAGATCTACGCTCGGCTCGTTGCCGCCAAGTGTCGCGGAGCAACCTCCCTGCTGCGCGACGTCTACCTGGCCAACGAGAAACCGTGGGGTCTGGAAGCGACGCCGGACCCCACGCTGCCCGACGACATCATGCAAAACGTGATGAGCCTGGTGCAGGTCGAGATCCAGACCATGCTGCGCTCCGGCCAGCCGCCGACGCCCGACCAGATCAAGGATCGCGTCTCAGGGCTGATCGCCGCCGCCAAGCGCGCCGCCATCAAGAAGGCCCGCTCCGAGTCCGAGCTGGCGTTCAAGAGGCTCGACGACATCCTCACCGAAGGCGGCTTCTACGAGGCGCTCGCCGAGTTTCTCGTCGACCTGCCGCTGTTCCCCTTCGCCTGCATGAAGGGGCCTGTCGTTCGCGTCGTGCCGCAGGTCAAGTGGATCAACGGCAAGGCGCAAATCGTCAACAAGCCGAAGATGTTCTGGAACCGGGTGTCGGGGTTCGACATCTGGTGGACGCCAGGCGTCTCCAACATCGCAGATGCGGCGGTGATCGAGCGCTCGCGCCTTGTCCGTTCCGACCTCAACCAGATGCGCGGGCTGCCCGGCTATGACACCGCGGCGATCGACGAAGTGCTCAAATGGTACGGCCAGTCAGGCTATGTCGAGTCGTGGGCGTCGAGCGCCGACACGCCGCGCGCCGTCATGGAGAGCCGCGAAGACCCGCGCATGAACCAGTCGGGCATCATCGACATGCTCGAATACCACGGCTACGTGCAGGGCAAGATGCTGCTCGACTACGGCATGCCGGCCGAGCAGATAATGGACCCGCTGGCTGATTACTTCGTCGATGCTTTCAAGATCGGCCGCTATATCATCAAGGTGCAGTTCTCTCCCTCCCTCAGGAAGCGGCCGTACTATTATGTCACGTCATTTGAGAAAGTCCCTGGGACGGTGGTCGGTAATGCACTGCCGGACATCCTGGCAGACATCGGAGACGCGGCGAATGCTGCGCTCAGGTCCCTCATCAACAACATGGCCATCGCCTCCGGCCCCCAAGTCGTCATCAACGACGACCGCGTCGCCGACAACGAAGACTCCGACCAGCTCTACCCGTGGAAGCGATGGCACGTCGTAAACGACCCGCTCGGCTCCAACAACGTCGCTCCCGTCGACTTCTTCCAGCCCTCGTCCAACGCCCAGGAGCTGCTCGGTGTATACGAGAAGTTTACCCAGATCGGCGATGAGCTATCCGCCATCCCTCGCTACGTCACCGGCTCCGACCGCATGGGTGGAGCAGGACGCACCGCGTCTGGCCTGGCCATGCTCATGGGCAACTCAGCCAAGATACTGCAAACCGTCGCCGCCAACATCGACCGAGATGTGGTCCAGCCTGTCTGCGAAGAGCTCTACGACCTGACCATGCTGACCGACACCACGGGAACTCTGCGCGGTGACGAGTCGATCGTCGTGCTCGGCGTCAACGTCGCCATGCAGCGCGAGACGCAGCGCCAGCGCCAATTGGAATTCCTCCAGATTACCGCCAACCCGATCGACACGCAGATCACCGGCATCCGCGGCCGCGCCAACGTGCTGCGCACCGTCGCCGAGGGGATCGGCATGTCGGGCGTCGACATCGTGCCGCCGGACGACGAGATCAAGGCACAGATGGACGCTAACAACCAAGGACCGCCGGGGGTTGGAGCTCCCGGCGCAGCACCGGGTGGTCCCAGCGGTGCCTTACCTGGGGCACAGTCAGGGCCACCTGGTGCGCCACAGGGTCCGCAGACCAACGTGGTGTCGAAGACGCCCGGCCAGGTGCCCAACACCGGCCAGATGCCAAACCCGGCGCAAGGTCCAGCGTGATGGTGAAGCCTGTTAAGCCGAAGCCACGACTGCGCAATATTGGCCTGCCGGGCACCCACAAGAGGCTGAAGGCCGAAGAGAAATTCATGGAGACCATGGATATCGTTCGCGGTGGTCAGGTCGAGGATGTCGGGACAGCAAAAGCGCGTCGCCTCGGGACGCGGACGAAGAAGGAAATGCGCCGGCGAGGGTCCGATCTGAACAGCATGATGGACCTGGCCGATACTGGCAGCGTTGGACTTAGCAAGGGTGGCGCGATCCGCGACTACCGCAAATAGGAGAAACGAGAATGGCCGTTACCAAATCCAAGCCAGCCGGCAAGAACAAGATCGAGGCCGGTCCGTCCAACAAGATGCACAAGTTCGGCGGCGCCGGCGAGCAGAAGCCGGGCGTTAGCTCCGTCGAGGCCAAGGGTGGCGGCGGCAAGTTCGCCAAGGGTGGACCCTCGGGCAAGATGCACAAGTTCAAGGGCGTCGGCACCCAGAAGCCCGGCTTCACGTCGGTCGAGACCGGCGGTGGCAAGAAGGGCAGCTACGCGAAGTAGCCATGGCCAAGGGCATCGGAGCGCACGTCCCGAAGACCTCGGGAGCGGGAGTGTCGAGGTATAGCTACCAGCGTGGCTACGATCTCGGCAACCAGTCGCGCGGTGGCCTCGCCGACTTCAAGACCTCCACCCAGGACACGCCGAAGCGCCGCAGCTACGGCAAGACCGGAGGGGGGAGTAACATGGATGTAAGTTACGGTAGCACTTACACCGGCCCCGACGACATCGAGGCGGCCGGCAAGGCGAAGCGGCCGAAGTCCAGCGTCAAGCTCGACCGCGGCAAAGACAGGGAGATCAAGTGATGCCACGTGGTGACACGTCAAACCAGGGCGCCAATGGCGGCTGGAACTCGATGATCAGTCGGGCGCCGCAGCGCCAGATGATGACCAAGGCGCCGATGGCGATGGGGCGCGCTCCCGGACTCGCCGGGCCCGGCGCCGGCCCGACCAACAACGGCATGAACCAGATGGCCATGCA